GCTTCAACCGGTTGTTTTAAGATCTGGATTGATAATCTTTTTCCAGGTTCACCTTCTAAAGAAGCTGTTGAAGCCGCTTTTGGAGTAGTGTTGTTCTGGTTTCCAGAGTATGCTTTCGCAATTTTGAATGGAGATAGTGCTTCTTCACCTGCTGTCGTGTTTGACGCAACTGAGTCTGCATATCTTATTCTAAGTGTGTGAATTTGTCCTACTGGACCAGTCATAGGCTGTACACCAACGATTTCGTTAGCGATAACAGTCGGCATAACCCGTCTAATTACTGGTAGGATAACTCTGTTTAACGTAGCAACGTTACCGGCACTTGTTGCACCAGCTGTAGATTGTTCTGAAAGGTATCTCTTAGTATTTTCTAAGATAACATCCATAGTCTTCTTTTTGTTACCAGCTAAACCTTCTGTAAGAGCGGCTTTAGTTTCGCCCCATTTTGATTCAAATATATCTGACATTTGTAATCTTCCTTTTGTTTAGTTGTTTATATACCCGCTAATTTACGGATATTTGTTAAGTCAGCATCTTCCCTTTGTGCTCTGTTTCCGCCGCTTTCAGAAAGTACTTTCGTAGTTTCTTTAACTGCTTTATCAGCCATCACGTGTGGTAGATACTTGTTAAATGAAGCTTCAAGTTTAGCTGTTGAAACTGATTCCAACAATTGACTCATTACTTCACTCTTTTCGTTGCCCAATGGTTTGAGCATCTCAGCCATCTTTTCCTTACGTTCCATCAAGTCTGCTTGTCTTTTGGACTCAGCATTTTTCGACTCAATCACCGCTTTCTTTTCTTCGATGACTTTCTCAGCATCTGCTAGTTTTAGAGTAGCTTCGTCAACTACTTTCATCAACTTGCTAGTCTCAGATTTCTCATTTAAGTAAGAATTCTGATATTCACTTGCAAACGCTTCGAATATTTTCTTACCAAAGTTGATTTCTCTTGCCGCACTAATGTCTTCCTTAAGAGATTTTAACTCTTCAGCAAGTTTTGTGTTTACAGCATTTTCTACAACTTTAGCAGATCTTGTTATGAAAGCTTCTTTCATCTTAGCCATTTGTTTTTTGGCCTCGGCTACTAGTTTAACTTTCGTCTCCACAACGCCTTTTTTGTCTTCATGGAACTCTTTAATTTCTTTTGCAAGAGCACCAACAACGAATTCTTCCATCTTCTTGAAGTTTTCGTGAACACCTTTTCTGTCGCCGTGTAGTTCTTTTAACTCTTCTGATAGTTTAGAAAGCATAAATGATTCTAATTTAGCAGAGTGTTTGCCTACGTTTTCTTTGTAGGATATTTTTTCTTGTGCAAGTGCTTTTCTGTCTTCTACGAATTTAGAGATCTCTTCAGATAATTTCTCGCCCATCATTTTATCGATAGCTTCGATCATGTTTCCTTTGTCATGCTCGTATCTTTTTGCGAATTCTTCTCTTAATTCAGCACCTACTACTTCTTTGTTTTCTTTGATTTTGCTGTCCCAAGCTTCTTGGATGCCTTTTTGAACATCTTCTGAAATTGCGCCTGATTCAACTAGTTTTGATATTGCATCAATCATTATTTTAGGTCCTTTATTATGTTTGTTAAAGCTTCTTTAAGAAACTTTTGTGCTTTTGCGTCATTTCTAACTTCAGCCGCCAAACCCTTTGCCATGTTACCACCCTTTGTGTTTAAAAGGTGTTCGTAAATTGGCGTGGGATAAGCACCTGGTGCCGAAGGTTGAGCCACAACATCAACTGTGATGATCTCAAAGTCCGAAACTTCACCGCTTCCGTATTCGTTCATGTTTCCAGAACCTCTACTTGAAACGCCTAGTTTCACACCTGATTCCAACATAGTTTTGACAAGTTGGCCCATTGGTGTTGGTAAAATTTTCATTTTACCGTATCCATTTGGTCCGTCCATCCACATCTCTGTAATCATGTGAGACACACGGTCCAAATTAATTTTTAAATCATCCGGGTGATCCACTTCACCTAGTACAGAGTATCCTGAACTAATCTGATCATTCAGTGTTTTAGTTGCTTTCGCAATTTCCTGCACTGGATAAACTCTCTGATTAGCATTTTTAATCCCGCCTTGTATACAGATACCTTTCATGTACAAATCCTTACCTTCGTTCTCGTGTAAGATCTGTAATCTGGCTTCGTTAAAAGTTAGATTCTCTCTTAGATATAGTGATGACATCCGATGATCTCCCTTAAATCAACAATTACTTAGAAGCAACTGGTGATTTTGCAGATTTATCAGAACCGTCAGCAGTGTTTGCCTTCTCTTGCTTCTTGAAAGAAGTAGATTTTGCTTTTCCGCCTGTGTTCTCAAAGTCACCTGCCATTTTAGCCGCAGTTGGAGCCGCTCTTCCTGTTTCGTCTGCTCCGCCTTTTGCTATGTTAGCCGTTGTACCGCCCGCTGATTTAACAGAAGCGTTTACTGGTGATTTTTTATTGTCTGCATGGTCAGCCGTGTCCGCTTTAACAGGATTTTTGTATTCTTTCATATCCTCTTTGTCTTTTTTAGCGTCTTTGGCTTCC